TAATGCTTGCAGATACTCGCAATTGACCGTTTACAATTCTTGACGTCAAAATAACACTTGGCGCATAAACAGCGTTTGGAATGTCTATCTGTGTTTCAATTGGTAAAGGCATTTTTGTATTCCTTACTATTCAATAACCTTAAAATTTAATGTAATAACGCTTGTAAACACACTGGGCGGCTGAATATGCTCGGCTGAATATAAAAGGACGCCGATTTTAGAACAGACCGCATTTAAACTCGAATACACCTTGTCCCTGAAACTCTTTGCAGTATTCAAAACAAGGTCTGACAACGTGCCTATCTCGGCATCAGCAGCAGATGCGACCGCCTTTTGAAACGCAATGTCAATTTGATAATCAAACTCGCTTGCGTCTCTGGTGAACGACTGTATATCAACAGATTTCGGAACGACAGTAACCTTTAAATCTGCCAAATCCTTCAACTCGTAAAACGGAAACAGCGACATAACCGCTGTAAACAGTCTGTCGTCTTCATCCTCAACTGTGTTGAGTGTTTTTACTACCTCATCAGCAATTGCAATCGCGGTATTGGCCATTACTGATTATCTCCTGTCGCATTTACGATGCCATCCGGATTATCAACCTTAAACGCATTTGCCCCGACAAGACACGGACGCTCCCGACAGACGGCACAGAAAGTCTGGATTGCGTTGGTAACTCGTTCTTCCTGTCGGCTCTTTTCTGCGATGAGTTTTTCAAGTGAGGCAACAAGGTTATAATTGCTGTATATCAGATATGCAACAAGGGCAAAACAAAGACCCAATTCGCCATATTTCATAAAAGAATCGGCAGCATTTATAACGTCACTTGGTTCAATAGCCAGAAATAAAAAAGGTATGCCGGACAATGCCATCTTAATCGCTAAAGACATCTAAATTTCCTTTGTATGCAGTCGAATTATTGTACCGTAAGGGTCGCTATATCGCCAACAGCCATCAGGCAAGAAAAAAGCCTCGTAACTGTTTGAATTAAATACAATCTGGTCGCCTGCCTGCGGAGTAGTTTGACTTCCATTGATTACCAAGTCCTGAGCCGCAAACAGAAAATCTATGACATGACCGCCAACCTTAAGGCCAGATTCGTCTTCTATATGGCAATTTGTTTTGCCAAATGTGGCCTGAATACTAACACTATCCAGACCACGCTTGTAAACAACAGTTTCTGAGGCGTATGCTTTTAGCTTCTGGCCTAAAAAATCAATTCCATTTTTCAGAATGTTCATCTTGTGTTTTCGCTTTCATCAGAAACAGGCTTTAGGCTTTTGACCTTTGACTTTTGGTGTTTTCCCCAAATCCTAAAGCCCAAAGTCCAAAGCCCATTACACTTCTTGCGCCCACGTTCCGCGAATCGCTTTTATGCGATAGCCATCTGTGCCATCAGCAACAAACGTGACAAAGTCGCCTTTCTTGGCTGTCGCTTTAGTATTTGACAATTTCTTGCCATCGCCGCCCGCAGATATGCCGAGACCGCCGAGATTTTTATCAGCAGCCTGGAAATCAACTTCAACCAGTGCAGCGCCATCTGCGGCCATATTCATAACCGTAAATTCCAAACCGGCGGCTGTTGCCGGAAGGGTGATTACAACGTTGTCAGCTGTCGCATCGTAACAAACGCCGGACTCTGTCGTCGCCGCGCTTGCGCTCGATGATTTCGTAACGCGCTTAGCATCGGCAAATGTAGGAATTCGCGGGTCGAATTTATTGATTGCGACATAGACGAACTCATCAGCCGCTGCCGCATCAACAACAGCACTGCCAAGCAGGACATCGCCTGACGCCTGAGCATCGCCGCCAATTTGTGTGGCAGCGCCTGTGCCTGCTGTTCCGACATTGGGGTCGCCATCTGCGTCGAACCAGACAGGCAGTCCTGCGGCAAAGGCTTCGTTCTTTTTAGGCACTGCAAAGATACCTTCGACAGCGAGTGCACCTTTTGTATTTGCCGGGATATCAAGTTTAGTTATGCCGACAACACCTTTGAGGGCAACAATGGTACCAGCCGCCACGTCCGCAGCTGGTGTATAATCGATTGATTTGCCATTCTGATAGAAAATAACCATTTTAAAATTCTCCTTTCAGGAATTTTGGCTTTAGACCTTGGGCTTTTGGCCTTAGGGCTTGCAAAGCCGTTTGACTTTGATAAAATATTTACATGCGCGATCATAATAAACTTAAAGCCTTTGAACTTGCAGATGACCTTGTAATTCAGATTTACAAGGCCAACCTTAGAGTTCCCAAAGGACGAACAATTTGGTCTAACAAGCCAACTTCGCCGAGCGGCTGTTTCAATTGCTTCAAACATCGTTGAGGGCTGTGCTCGTGACTCTCAAGCAGACTATATTCATTTTTTGAATATGGCATATGGTTCTTCGTGTGAGGTTCAATACCAGATTTCACTGGCATTTCGCCTTGGCTATTTAAAACAGTCAACATTTGAAACTATCCATAAACACAGCATTCAAACTTCCAAAACCATTGGAGCGTTGGTCCTTTCGCTTAAAAATAGAGCCTAAAGCCCAGAGCCCAGAGCCTAAAGCCCATCATGCTTCGCCTTTGAACTTCACAGCGCCGCGGTAATCCTGTTCTCTGACACCAAAATCAATAAAGCCTCTGAACTGAATACCGAGTGTATTAAAGTCGGCATCGGTTTTTTCCACTGTGGGCTGATCGATTCCATTTAAGAAAGCAACTTCCAAAGCAGGAAGCCTGTTTGGGTCTGCAAACAGATACCACGCCTTTGAGCTGTAACCTGTGAACGATGAATTGCTCAAATAGCTGCTGGAAACAACCTCATATTTACCAACGTGTGGATTAGATGATGGTTTACCCTTGTTGGCTGTGGTAGTCTCATTGAGGTTTGGAGATTTCATAAGCATATCTGCTGGTACCCGTAGGGCCGTCGGAACAAGTATTATCGAAGGCTGAATACCAAGTGGTTTGCCATTTGGTTTAGTCTGTTCATTGAACATTACTTCCGCATCGGTCAATGAATCGACGCACAGTGCTGTATCAGCGCCATCCTTGTAGTTCTTATGAGCCGTCGAGAAGAAACTCGATGGATTGGAGAGCAATAACCCCCACACTGCATCAGCTATAGCCTCAGCTGCTCCCATACCGATTTGTCTGGGCAGGTCTGTAAATGCAGCCAGGTCATCATTGATAATCATCTGACGGGTTAAGGCGAACATGATACCGTGGGTATCAGCCTTCTGACCGTATTTCTGCTCATCGATTTTGCCGTGCTTTAATTCACCATCCGGGCCAACCTGCTCGAACTTAAAACTTCCGGTCATTCGATACCTGCTGTGCTCTTTGAAGTCATTGACACTGGCAATCTTGCAGATTTTTCGCCAGGTATCTTCAATGTAGCCGTAGCCTTCCAGAAGCATTTTATTTGCTACATTAGAAAGAATTCCAGGCAGTGATGCTGTGCTGAATGCCGCTGCAAGCCAGGCTGATGCATCGCGTCTGAATCTCGGCAGCTGCATTCCGCAAATCTGCTCGCAGTATTCCTGGATACCGATACCGCGAAGTTTATCAGCGGCCTCCAAGGTCTGGACATCATAGAGTTTTTCAAGGCGGCTGGCCTGAATACCAGATGACATCAATGCAACCGCCTCAAATACCTTGGGAGTTGCAGTGATTTTATGCGATTGAGGCACGCTGATATTCGGCCTTGATGCCCGCAGAACTTCCAATTCACATTTGGGCTGGTCCCAACCTTCGGCAATCGCCTTGGCCTCGATGTCATCGAATTTTCCATTGCAGATTTTCTTGATCGCTGCAATACGAGACGTTTCCGCTGCAGCTGCACTGCGAATATCAGCTACTGCTGATTGGGCCGTTACTGCAGTAGTTTCTTTAACAGCAGCTTCGTCTTTTTTAGATTCTTGTTCCTGTTTTGTTTCTGAATTTTCCATAGTATTCTCCATTAGACTTGCGGCAATTGTTGCCGATGTATTGTTATCTGCACCGAGGGTCACAAAACTTATTTCCCCTAAGGTTGCTTTACGTGCGATATTTAATGGGCCGGTAAAATCCTTACCGTTTACATTTATATTCTGGCCGGCCCTGATAAATTCAACCTGATCAGCGCGTGCTCCAATAGATGCCTGCCAGTTAAAACCTTTATCTGCAAGCGTGATCACACGCATTACACGAGGTGAATCGCCAAGTATTTGGCCTGTGGCGATGAGATTGTTTTCAACAATGTCTACATGGTCAGTCTGGCCGAGCAAATCATCAATATCCTGATTATGGCCGATGAATATCGGCCTCGATGAACGGCCTGTATTTAAACCTTGCAGGTCAATAACCACAGGATATTTCCAGCCTTCCAAATTCATCGGACCACCGGTATATGCAGTCATTGAAAAACGCCTGTTCTTTGGTTTTTCGTTTTCGCCGATCGCCTGTGCCGCCTCGATTGAAAAATTTGCTGTGATATTTAATTTATTCTGACTCATCGTCTTTCTCCAAAATTGAGGGTGTTATTGTTTGCTGTGATATTCCAAGTTCATTCATTAATTGTTTTTCGCGTGCCCGCTGGCGAAGCTCAACTTCCCAGTCTTTACCTTGTTTGGCATATTCGTCTGCTAAAGTGGTGGTATGATTAGCTAAACGCATTTGCTGTGCCTTTGCTTCTTTAGCAGGGTCAACATGCTCAGTTCCATCCCAAAACCACTGATGGCAAGGCGTAGCCCTGCACCGGCTCATAATTGTCCGCCAACTTAGTGGCAGGTAATCGGATATCAAAATTGCCTCATCGAGCCATGCCTGCAAAATACGGTCTAATATCACCAGTGCCATGTCCGCCTGATCCACCCGAATACTCTTGTAATATGTTTGATGGTCAAGCCGGCCTGAGGCATAGTTGTATCCCGATGAATTACACGCCGCGATATTAAACGGCATATTCAGACAACGGGCGATTTCATTTAGTATCTGATTTTTGAATTCACCGTAAGTCGTTGTTGGCTGATGAGCCTCGATTTGGCCAAGTTTCCAGCCATCTGGAAGCGTTGTTGCCATTCTTTTTTCTAATGCAACCACATCCATAGGCTCTAAATTAGCAGCCTCACCATTTGCAGGGGAGTCGGTATATAAAACCGCAGCAAAATCAGCTGCCGTCTCGGCTGCTGCAATTACAGCAAGTGTATATCTTCTCAATTGTGCAAACAGTGGAAGCGCCGGTGTTATCTCTGGAACGCCTCTGCTTTGGCCGGGTCTATCGGCCCTGAACCAATGAATCATAGAGCCGGCATCGACAATACTATAGTCTTGCTCAAAAACAACAGATACAGAGCCTGGATGATTTTTAAGGACATAATAAAATGCGGGATTACCGAATTGGTCAAATTCAATACCATCTACGATAGACTTTTGGCCTTGGGAATTGGTCTTTAGGCTGACAGCTGAGCCCTGAGGACTGAAGACCGACCATGGCGTAGTTATCTGGTCTGCTTCAACAAGTCGCAAATCTAATTTAACCGGAGAATTTAAATTGCGATTGATTGAAAGTATGCCGAATGCCTCACCATCGCTGGTACGAGCCATTCGCATGGTACGGAGTTTTTGGGCAAGGCGGATTTGAGATGCCCAGTTCATAAATTCCGATTCAATAATGCCATTGCCGCGGTCATCATCTGTGAGCATCTGAAGTCTGGGTCCTGTACCGACAACATCATTGGCAAGTGTAGAAACTATACCGCGAGCGTAACTGTTATTTGCTACTTCGTAGCGGGCTCGGTTGCGGAGTGTTCTGCGGACATCAATGTTGGCAGCAGAATCGGCTGAGAGGGAATCTGCATTAGCCCAGTGTCTCTGGTTGTCAGCTGTGGTCTGGGCAGCATCAAACCTTGCCCGCAGGATTCGTGCTGCCGGATGGATTATTTTATTCTTTTTATTTTTGCCAAAAAACCACATATCTTTAGTCCTTAGGCTTTTGGCTTTAGACTTTAG